AAATGAAAGAGGTGATTACGGAATGTGTGTAGGTGAAAGAATTAAAGCTTACATGGACGAAAAGGGAATTAAGCAGGTTTTTGTATCACGAAAAACAGGGATACCAAAAGAAAAACTTTGTTCATCATTAAATGGAAATAGGAAATTGCAATTTGAAGAATACGAGCTGATCTGTGGAGCGTTAGATGTAAATACGGACAAGTTTATTAAACCGAAGAAATTGTAAAGGAGAGCAAAATGAACAATTTAACAGTATTTGAACAAAACGGTCAGCTACTCACCGACAGTAGAGAGGTAGCAATGATGGTAGGAAAAGACCATGCAAAACTCTTAAGAAATATAAGAGAGTATTGCAAACATTTGAACGAATCCAATTTTGGATTGGTTGATTTCTTCATCGAATCAGCTTACACGGATTCAAAGGGAGAAGTAAGACCATGTTACCTCTGCACAAAGAAAGGATGCGACATGATCGCCAACAAAATGACCGGAAAGAAAGGTGTCATTTTCACAGCTACATATATTGAAGCATTCGAGAAGATGAAAGACTTCATCGAAAAAGGGACGCAGTACGTAGGCATTCCGTTAAAAGAACAGGTGGAATCACTGGAAGTAGTAGCAAGCATGCTGAGAATGAACGATGCAAGCAAGTTGCTGATGCTGAAAGGCTTCTACGATTCTTACCATATTCCGACAGAGTTCTTGCCGAATTATGAGTTTAACGGCAATAGGGCAATGAAGTCACTCACAGCACTGCTGAAAGAAAATAATCTCGGAATCAGTGCGGTGCAGTTCAATAAGAAACTTTTATCTGCCGGAATCTTGGAAGAAAAGGAACGCCAGTCAAGTAAGGGAAGAGTAAAGAAGTTTAAATCACTGACAGAGAAAGGTTTGAAATACGGTGAAAATGCAGTCAGTCCTCATAATCAGAAAGAAGTGCAGCCGTTGTATTACAGTGACACGTTTAATGAACTGTTTGATATGGTGATGACTAACTAGGTCGTTCCAAGCCCGGAAGATGCAGAGGACAGAATATAAGGAAGGAGGAAAATGATATGTGGATTTCACGATGGTATTGGGAATCTCAAATAAGGCAGAGAGATGAGCTTGAAAGAAGAGTGAAGAGATTGGAACTTATTGTGTTGAAAGATGCGGAAAGCAAAATTGCCAACCTCAAAGATAAAGAGGTTGGCACGATAAAGAATGACGGAATATCAACTATTGAGGAAGTCGTTAATCAAAAATTTAACTCGGTTTGATTTCTCTTCGACAAGATTGAATAAGCGAGTTAATTGAATGTGATCATCAGTGATAGAGCTGTTTGTAATTTCGGTGGAGAAACGACTGCTATCATCCTGCATGCGTAAAGAAAATAGGCATTTATCTGGCGGAATAGGACAAGGAATATTTTTATTATCGCGATAAGCGAGTAGCAGAATGTAACCATTTTTATATTTGGAAAAATAGCTGTAACGATTATCTAATTCGTGAAAGTCGTTAGAAGAATAAAACGGACAATTTTCTTCAATCGAAGTTGGCTTGTACAGATTATCCTTTTTGTCGATTACAGACCAATAAAGTTGTTCTGAATGTGTTTTCTCGAAAACTTTTTCGATAAATGTAGATATTTTTTCTCTTTCCATTTGTTTACTCCTTTTTATTTAAGCGTGCTATTAAAAAGTTGAGATCTTGCCGTATTTTTCTTTTGCTAGACTCGGTTATTTCGGATTTCAGAAGATGCAAACATCTATATAAATGGAATGAACAACGAATCGAAGATATTAACGAGTATTTTATTTGAAATTCGTATATTTTGCTCTGCAATTTATCTTGGATGCTTAATGTAAACAATCCGTCGTCCCAAATGTTTTGCCGCAACGCAATGAGGGCATAGAGCAACTCTTCTCGTTCATTTTTGTAAGATTCTCTCTGACTTTCGGCTTTTGCGTAAACTTTTTTCAGAATACCGATAGATAAGAAAAAGCTTATAAATCCTAGGATGTCGCATATTCGACTAAAAGTAGTCCAAAACATAATTATGGTAAACCTCCTTTAAATGGATTTTACCATGTTGCAACAAATAAAACAATCCCGCCACGGAGGTTACGACGGCAATGAAAGAATAGGAGGTAAAAGGTATTGAATGAATTATTTACAACCAACACAGACGGTAACGAACCAACCGTATCTGCCAGAGATCTTCATAAGGCTCTTGGGATCAGAAAAAGATTTTCCGAATGGTTCGAAAAGAATTCGCAAGGATTTATTGAGAATGAGGATTTCTCCAACCCGTACCTGAAAGTACGAGTTCAGATCGAGGGTGGAAGAGAAGTACAGAGAGAGGTTGAAGATTTTGATTTGTCAGTAGACATGGCAAAGCACATCTGCCTAATGAGCAGAACTGACAAAGGGAGAGAATGCAGACAAAGATTAATTGACCTCGAGAAAGCATGGAACACACCGGAACAGGTAATGGCAAGAGCCTTAAAGATGGCGGGAAAGACCATCGACAGCCTGAAAGACAGGTGTAAATTCCTCGGAGGACAGGTAGTGGAACAACAGAAGTTAATCGAGGAAATGACACCGAAAGCGAACTATGTTGACCATATTCTGGAATCAAAATCGTTGGTAGCGACTACGCAGATCGCAAAGGACTACGGAATGTCAGCGGTGCGATTTAACCGGATTCTGAATGACATGAAAATTCAATACAAAGTCAATAAACAGTGGGTGCTCTACTCAAAATATCAGAATTGCGGCTATGTGCATAGTAAAACAATCGATATTACAAGGAGCAACGGAGATCCGGATGTAACAATGCAGACGCAGTGGACACAGAAAGGGCGCTTGTTTTTATACGAGGAGCTTAAGAAAAACGGCATCTATCCAGTAATTGAGCAGAACGTAGCATAAGGAGGGTACACATGAGCGAGAAAGAGAAAGAAATCATCAGAAAAGTGGCGCAAGCACTGCCGGATATGTCGGACATGAATAAAGGGTATTTTCTCGGCTTTGCGGAGGCTATGGCTTCGCAGAAGAGTCAGAAAAAGGAAGAAGAAAAGGAGGGAAAAGAGAATGCATAGCATCGTAAAAATCGACAATGGAGTAATTTTGGACGGAAAGAAACTCAACTGTGTAAGGGCTTACGAGCTAAAACAGGCAGAGGGAGAAGACTTAGCGGAGCTTTCGGTAAAAATGGATGTCCGTATTCGGGGTAAGGACGATAAGCCGTCCAATATCACAGTTGGAAGTATTGAGGCAGATCAACTGTCTGGACTTAGATATACGGATTTGCTCAGGGTGATGGAAAATGGAGCGTTATTTAAAGTGATCTATACAGAAGATGGAGTGTTGAAGAAAACCGATTTTATAAAAGGCAGTATTGAATCAAGAAACATCAAATGGCGCGGAAAAATCGTGAAAACGGTGAAAGTAGATCAAAGAGCCCTCGTAGTAGAATTGGAGGACTGACATGGAAATTGTAATAGCAAGCGTTATCTGCTCGATCATGGTTTCTGCTGTTACAAGCATTATTATTACAAGAAAATACATGAGCGTTACTCAAAACGAGGTAGATAGGATGCTCAACATGAGTATTAAACTTGTCGAGGATGTTGCAAAAATGATGGCTGATAGATTTGGAACAGACCAGAAATAAGAGTGGATGGACAACATATCTCGGACAATCCATCCAGCATACATAGTAGAGAGGTGATTTTATGAAGCCAGATATGGAAAAAATCATGCAAGTGTTGATATCTCTTATTGAAGAACAGGAACATGTGAAAATTGATTACACACTCGAAAAGAGGACAGAAGAGGAAACCGCCTAGGCGGTAGAAGGGAGGACAAGCTATGAAAAGGCTAACAGTAAACAAGATCGAGAAATTTATCCAGACACTGGAATCCACAGAAAGGTTTGGTTGGTATTCTGAGGAGCAAAAGTTGCACGCAATCGCCTGTTTAAACAATTACTGCAGGGAACTGGAGTATCAAGGAAGAAAATCCGTGAAATTAAAGGAGGAAGAACATGGAAATTAAAGGAACTTATCATTGCCAGACTACTCAACAGCCCAACGCTTTAAACAGTTGGGATATCCGGTCAGTCTCCGTAGAGCTGCCAGAAGAAAAGGACAAGCCTTACTGGATCAGAGCTGGAGTGGCAGTGATCGGGTTTATCTTGGTGCTACTGGCGTGGTACCTGGTGTTTGGGTATTAAAAAAGAGTGCTGTCACAGGGCGGCAACCCTCGAGCACTCAGGCAAAAAATCAAGAATATATTAACAGATTTTAGGAGGATAAGCAATGGAAAATAAAGAAATCCCTGTAAACAGAGAGGAATATTCCCGTCTTTGCAGGCTGGACGGAAAGATGGATGCACTGATCGGATATTTGGCATTAAAAAATGATTATGTGGAAGCGCAGATTGTGAAAGCAATTATTGGCATGGAGGACGAATGATGTATGTAGGTATCGGACCGGAGAAAGACATGGTAGTAACGGATGACCAAGCATTTGATTACGCACTGGAGAGATGCTTGCATGGAACACCAGATGACCAAAAAGAATTTAAAGAAATGCTGGTGGAATGGTTTTACTCCGGGAGTTGGGTAAAGGAAGAAAGCGAGGAAACCTATGCTTAAAAGCTATGAAGAAATGAGGAAAGTAGATGTAAAACCATACCTCGAAAAAAGAGATGGTATGGACTATTTAAACTGGGCAATGTGCATTGATTTATTACATAAAAATGGGGCTGAAAATGTTTATTTTACTCCGATTCCAGACCCAGAAACAGGAAGTAGCCTAAGGATGACAAAAGCGGTGTTTAAAGATAAAAACGGAGTTGAAAATAGATGTTACGAGACCAGAATCCGTGTTGTGATAGATGATCAAGTGTACGAGATGCAAACACCTGTGATGAATGGGGCAAACCCTGTAAAAGACAACTCTATGAGTCAGCAAAGAGTCTGGAACAGCATGTGCAGGGCGTTTGTGAAGTGCGTAGCAATACATACCGGCTTAGGGTTCGATTTGTGGCTTAAAGAGGAATACAACAAGATGTATGCTCAAATACCGGAAACGGGGGAAAACAGAGCGTCTGAAGCGAAAATCAAGACTCTCAAGAATCTATGCGTATCTCACGGTATCAATCTTGAACGCTGGTTGAGAGAAAACAATAGGACTGAGCAGACACTTACCGAGACAGAAGCTGCAACAATGTTAAGCACAATAAAAAGGACTTACGGTGATGATTGATGAAATTCACAGGAAAATTAAAAGGCCGTTTGATAGATTGCCACACCATCCTATTCAAATCCGAAGAGGACTTCCGACAAGCCTATGATGAGTTGAAAGATTATGAGAAATTAACGCTTGAAATAAAGCCATACAGAGCAAAGAGAAGCCTTGACGCAAACTCTTACTTGTGGGTGTTACTCGATAAATTAGCGGAAAAGTTGGACATCACCAGGTGGCAAGCGTACCTAAATGAATTGAAATCCCACGGTGCTTTTGAGTACATACCGCTCAGGGAAAAAGATATCTATCTGGCACAGTCAGTGTTCCGGATTGTGATAGATCGTGGAGCACAGGAAGTAAAAGATCTAAAAGGGAGAGCTGAAACATTACACACTCTGCAATGCTACAAAGGGTCAAGCAAGTATAACACCAAGGAAATGAGCAGACTCATCAAAGGCGTGTTGGAAGATTGCAGAGAGGTTGGAATACCAGATGCAGACCTTTTGACCCCAGATGAAAAAGAAGAGCTTAGACAAAAATGGGGGATTGAACTGTGAGTATTGATTACAGTGACATGGCATTCCCAAAGCCGAAGCGAAAGAAAAAGAAAAAAGGTCATCAAAGAGCATCCGGCAGACCAAAGAAGCTGTGGAGCATATTTACAGAAGATATGGATCACTGCATGTACACCGGAGTTTACGGAGTGGAGAGGCATCATGTTTTTAGTCACACATCGAAAGAAATTGAACTTTCGGAGGACTACGGCTTCATTGCCCCGTTGAGACCAGACCTACATCCAAACGGAACGAAAGCGGGGAAGAATGCAGCGAAAGTTGACCGACACTTAAGAAAACGCTGCAAGGAGTATTATTTGCAGCACTATGGAACAGAAGAGCAGTTCCGACAAGAATTTCACTATGTTAGCAAAGGGTAACCTTTCGCTATAAATTGTAACCCGTTCATGGCTGCACAGTACGTCACAAATACCTTAAGTAAGCCAGATTCATTGTCTCCCGGTAATTCCGGGAGCAGAAAGGAGAATAAATGGTAATTACAATTCCGGGCAAACCGGTTGGAAAAGCAAGACCGAGATTCCGCAGAGCCGGATTTAAAGTCATTACATATACGCCACCAGAAAATAAAAAGTACGAAAAGGAAGTTGCAAGGATTTACAAGCAGAGTATAGGCGTGCTTTACACGGACATCCCTCTGAGAGTCCGAATTTTAGCGAAATTTCCGATTCCAGAGAGCTGGTCTAAGAAGAATAAGGAGAAAGCTTTAAAAGGCGAAATAATGCCAAATAAAAAGCCAGACTTAGATAATATCGCAAAAATCATTTTGGATGGACTGAATGGAGTCGCATATACGGATGATAAGCAGGTGACCAGTATGGAAATCGAAAAAGTGTATTCTGATGAGCCTTGCGTGGTGGTCTATATTGCGGAGGATGAGTAATGGCAGAAGTGAAGTGGATAAAGATAGCAACGGATATCTTTGATGATGAAAAGATATTGCTGATAGAGGGTTTGCCAGATGCTTATGCAATTATAACAGTCTGGTTCAAGTTGTTATGTCTTGCCGGGAAGAAAAATAACGGTGGCGTATTCCTGATGAATGACAAGATTCCCTACACAGACAAGATGCTGGCTACAATCTTTAGAATGAATGAATCTACTGTAAAGTTGGCTTTGAATGCGTTTGAGCAATTCAAAATGATTGAGATAGTGGAGGGAATAATCACGATCCCGAACTGGAACAAGCACCAGACATTGGATGCTTATGAACGAAAAAAGGAGCGTGACAGGCTGTACCAAGAGGAAAGAAGAGCCAAACAGAGAGCTTTGATTGAAAAATCGTCTGACAAGTCGTCTGAAAGAACGTCTTACGTCGCTGTTTCAGATATAGATAAAGAAGAAGATAAAGATATAGATAAAGAAAGAGATATAAGAGGTAATAGAGTGGATTATCAGCAAATAGCTGATATGTATAATGCCACTTGCGTGTCATTCCCTCGCTTAACACGATTGTCTGAAAAAAGAAAACGGGCAATTAAAGCAAGATTAAGAAAATATTCCATTGATGACATTCAGAGAGTATTTGAGATAGCAGAAGAAAGTGACTTCCTAAAAGGCGAAAATAACCGGAATTGGTCAGCGGACTTTGATTGGATGATGAATGACACGAATATGGCGAAGATTCTGGATGGAAAATATGCAAACCGGAAGAGCACAGCATCGTCGAAAAAAGCAAAAGATGAATGGAGCGAATTTTTAAATGAATAAAAAAGAGTTTGCGACAATCGCAATGGGAATCCGCGGTGCATATCCAAAAGCGCAGATACTGGAGACGACAGAAGAAAAGGAGCTATGGTACGGAATGCTAAAGGATATGCCGTACATGGAAGTTGCTGGCAATTTAAAGAGACATATACAGCACAGCAAGTTCGTTCCAACCATTGCGGAGTTAAGGAATGAGCATCGAAGGATGGATAACAATAATTTTAAGCGCAGGTACTACGATATGGACAATCTGGAAATGCAGTTACTAAATGCGCAAGAAAGGGCGTTAGAGGTTAAATATGGCACGGGAATTGAAACACAGCTTTAGCAGCCACAGAAAACAGTCCGCCGGATTCAAACCGGGCAACATGGCAGCGTTTATGTACGGCAGCACAAAGCGGAAGAGAAAGAACAGGGTGAGAGGAAAATGAGTAGACAAGCACACTTTCTGGATCCGTACAAGTTCCAGATCGAAGAGATGGTAAAGCTCGGATGCACGGATGAGCATATCCATAAAGTCTTGCATGACATCCAGAAAATAGAATTCCCGAAAGAAACTCTTATCCGGTACATGGATAAGACTGGGATTCGGAAGAGAAGAGCAGCGAAAAGATGGACGCGGAGCAAAGAGGTTGAGTGGGAAGAGCTTTGCAAGCAGTTGCGAGGAAATAAGAAGAAAATAAACGAAAAATAGAAAGGAGCCAGCCTCCGGCCGGGGCAAGGGTATACCGGGCTTCTGAGAAAATGGAAAATTTGATTATAGATTGCTTCGCCGGAGGAGGTGGAGCGAGTGTAGGAATAGAAATGGCACTTGGAAGACAAGTAGATATTGCGATCAATCACGATCCTGATGCGATTTTGATGCACAAGACAAACCATCCGAAAACATTGCATCTAACAGAAGATATCTTCAAGGTGGATTTGAAGAAATATGTGAAAGGAAAGCGAGTTGCTTTAATGTGGGCGAGTCCTGATTGTACCAGCCACAGTAAGGCGAAAGGTGGGAAGCCGAGGGAAAAAGGACTTCGGATTTTGCCTTGGGCGGTATACAAACACGCAAAAGCAATTCTCCCAGATGTGATTATTATGGAAAACGTGGAAGAGATTCAGCAGTGGGGACCTTTGGATGAAAACGGGCATCCGATTAAGGAACGGCGTGGGGAAGATTATGAGAAGTTCATTACGGCAATGAAGAGTCTTGGGTATATATTCGACTGCCGGGAGCTTATTGCGGCAGACTATGGCGCGCCTACCACGAGAAAGCGCTGGTATGCAATTTTCAGGAGAGATGGAAAAGACATCGTGTGGCCAGAAAAGACAAATTTTAAATCCAGAGATCCGAAATGGCAGGAATGCGGGGCATATATCGATTGGTCTGATTTAGGGAAAACGATATTTGATAGACCGAAACCGTTGGCAGATGCAACGATGAAAAGGATTGCAAATGGAATCAGAAAATATGTAATAGACAATCCATCTCCCTATATCGTGAGAAATAAAGATGCTGTTGCATTTATGATTCAGCACCACGGAGAAACAAAAATTGGAGAATCAAGAGGACAGTTGCTGACAGAACCAATTAAAACAATCGACACGTCAAACAGGTACGGGCTGGTGACAGCTTTTATTACAAAATTTTATAAAAGTGGAATCGGACAGGGATGCAACGAACCTTTACACACAATCACAACATCACCTGGACATTTTGGATTGATATCTGCGTTTTTAATTAAGTATTACGGAACTGGCGGAGGGCAAGAACTTTCAAATCCGCTTGCAACGATTACTACAAAAGATCGTTTCGGACTGGTAAATGTGATCCTGGATATCAAAGGCGAAAAGTATGTCCTGAAGGATATTTTCCTGAGAATGTTAAAACCGGAAGAACTTAAATTAATGCAGGGATTTCCGGAGGATTACATTATTGACAGGGATTACAAATACAGGAGATATCCGATCGCAAAACAAGTGGCTAGAATCGGAAACAGTGTAGTGCCAATCATGGCACAGAAACTGGTAGAAGCAAACTGCCCGTATTTAAAAATCGGGAATAGGGTGCCGAACATAGAAATATACGAGGATGAGCAGCAAATTAGGTTTGCGTAGTAGGAGGAATGACTAATGCCAAAAACAGAAGAAACATGGATGGACGGGATCACAACGGAAATGATGGAGCATATCTGCGACAACCTGTGTAAGTATCCAGGTCAGCTAAGTGAAATGGAACTGGACGATAAATGCGCAGAGTGCAAGATGGGACGGTTTGTGTGCGATATTTTGAACCAGTATAACAAGGTGAATGATTTTACAAACAGCCGGTGTGCGAAGCTGTTGGAGCAGATGCATGAGATGAAAGAGCGTGATACGGCGAAGAAACCAGAAGAAGTAGACTATGAATTAGGTTATTTCGTTTGCCCAAGCTGCAGAGAGTCAATATGTTTTATTGATGGACATGCAGAAGAGCACGAATGCTGTCTGAAGTGCGGCCAGAGATTAGATTGGAGCGAGGAATATCATGATGGGAAGATGTAAATTAACAAGTATATGCGGACACGATTATTGCTGCATAGAATGTCCGGACAACGATATTTGTAATATACAGTGTGCAGATGAGGACATGTATGAGTATTGTGTGGAGTGTCCGGAATATGAGGAGGTGGAATAGATGAGAGAAGTTCTTTTCAAAGCAAAGAGAAAAGACAATGGTGAATGGGTGGAAGGGTATGTTGTTGCATATCCTTCTGGAAAAGTGGAAATACACAAAATTAGCAAAGAATTACCAGATATATTACTAAAATGCGAGATTGCTCCAAGTACTTTATGCCAGTACACCGGACTTACCGACAAAAACGATAAGAAGATCTGGGAGAATGATATTCTCAGATATAGTTATGACTATGATGGAAGTCCGTTTTTAAAAGATGGCGAAGAGATAAAATATCGTGTAGGTGCTGTGTTTTGGAGCGAATGGAGGGGATCATGGGCAGTATGTGGACGAGGAAATAAAAAATGCACCAATAACGATGTTTTTAAATATAATCGGAATCCAAATAGAACGGAAGTTATCGGAAACATTTTTGACAATCCAGAGCTGTTGGAGGTGGAGTGATGAACGTATTAGAGAAAATCATAGAAGAAATCGAATCCATGAAAAATGACGCCTACGAAACCTTGAAGGAAGAAAAGCGAAAACACGGAGCGAGCAAAACAGCGAAAGAGCTGGAAAGCTATATTTATGGGCTGACTTGTGCAGCAGATGTCGTAGAGAAGTATGTGGATAAGGAGGATACGGAATGAACGTACTAGAGAAGATTTTGGAAGAAAAAGAAATTG